ATACTTGGAAGTGGGAGAGGTCTTTGTCAGACTATCTCGCAAGCGACTCATGGTCGTTGACCTACTACCTCCGAAAGTCCGGCTCGAGCGCGATCACGATCACCTCAAGCGCGAACGCTGACGCGCATCTCGTGACGGTTGCGGCGGCGACGACTGCCGCGTACACGCCCGGCACTTGGGACTTTCGCGGCTACGTCACCAAGTCGACCGAGCGTTTCGAGGTCTTCAACGGAGTTCTCGAGGTCGAGACGAACCCGGCGACCGCGGCGTCAAGTTACGATCCGCGAACCCACGCCGAGAAAGTTCTCGACTCGATCGAGGCGGTTCTCGAATCCCGCGCGACCAAAGAAGTCTTGTCGTTCTCGGTCGAGGGCAACTCGCTTTCAAGCTACCCGCACGAGCAACTCTTGGTTATGCGCTCTCGCTACCGGATCGAAGTCGAGCGCGAGAAAGCGGTCGAGCGACTCAAAGTCGGGCGCGCCTCCGGTCGTCGCATCTTGACGAGATTCCAATGATGAACTTTCTCACCCGGCTCGCCGACCGTTTCGGTTTTCAGCCAAAGATTGCCAAGCGGGGTTTTGCCGCGGCCAAGATCAACCGACTCACGAACGATTGGGCGACGGTGATCTCAAGCGGCGACGCCGAGATCAAAGGCGACTTGAAGACGTTGCGGGCGCGAACCCGAGAACTCGAGCGCAACAACGATTACGCTCGGAGATATTTCAAGGCACTCGAGAACAACGTGCTTGGCTCGACCGGGATCAAGTTACAAATGAAGTCCCGCGACTTTTCGGGCAACCTCGACCAGCAAGCGAACAAGAAGATCGAGGGCGCGTTTTCTGATTGGGGAGGGAAAGAGAGTTGCTGCGTCGACGGATGCACGACTTGGGTTGACGTGCAACGTCTGGCACTCCGGTCAATGGCTCGAGACGGATCGGTCTTGATTCGGTTCGTCCGCGGTTACGCGAACCCGTACAAGCTCGCGTTGCAAATCATCGAGGCGGATCATCTCGATCACGATCTCAATGACAAGACCGCCGACGGTCAAATTCGGTTTGGCGTCGAGACGGACAAATTCGGCAAGCCGGTTGCGTACCACGTTTTGCAACGGCATCCCGGCGACACTCATGTCTTAGGCTACGCGGCGAACAAGCGCGAGCGAATCCCGGCGAGCGAGGTCTTGCACTTGTTCGTTAAAGACCGACCCGGTCAAACTCAAGGCGTGCCTTGGCTGACGAGCGCGATCACCGGCTTGCGAATGCTCGAGGGATACCGCGAAGCGGAACTTGTGGCGGCAAGAGTCTCCGCGAGCAAGATGGGATTTTACACGGAGACAAGTCCCGACGGATACGTCTCGAGCGAAGACGCCGACGGCAATCTTGTTTACGAGGCCGAACCGGGATCGTTCGAGCGTCTCCCGATGGGGATGGATTTCAAAGCGGTCGACTTCCAACATCCAAACGGCGCGTTTGGTGACTTCAACAAAGCAGTCTTGCGTGGCGTCGCCTCGGGTCTCGGAGTGAGCTATAACACATTAGCGAACGATCTGGAAAATGTCAACTACTCGTCGATCCGCGCCGGTCTCTTGGACGAGCGCGAAGAGTACAAGACGCACCAGAATTTCATCATCGACCATCTCTGTCGCCCGGTCTTTTTCGCGTGGCTCGAGCAAGCACTCTTGACCGATGCGCTCAAGCTGCCCGCCGAAAAGATGGACAAGTTCAACGCGGCAGAGTTCCGCGGACGACGGTGGCAATGGGTCGACCCGCTCAAAGACGTTCAAGCCAACATCACCAGCATCGAGTCAGGTCTCAAGTCCCGGCGGCAAGTGGTCGCCGAGATGGGTGGAGACTTCGAGGACGTCATTGATGAGCTTGCGGAAGATCAAACGCTGATCGAGTCCGCGGGGATAGTCTTGGGCGACGCGCCGATCATCGAGGCAACCGACGAGCCAGACGACGACGAGCAGTCGAGCGGCAAGCCGACCAAGCCAGCAAAGGCGGGCAAACCGGCAAAGGCAGGCAAACCAGCAACCGACGAAGCACCGGGGAACTTGGCAGTCGCCGCCGATGCCGGGCTGAACGGGGCGCAGATTCAAGCCGCCTTGTCGGTGATTGAGCAGATCGTGAGCGGATTGATGCCGTCCGCCGCCGGGGTTGAGTTGCTCGTCTCGCTCGGGTTGGACGATGCGACCGTCGCCAAGATGATGGCAGCGATCAAGACTTTCAAACCAAAGCAAACCGCTACCAATGAACAAAAACAAAATGGCGACAAATAATCTGCCGACCAGTAAAACGCAGCAACGAACGGTCGAACTCGACCGGGGCGCAATCAACGAAGACGAGCGCACCGTCGAGCTTGCTTTCTCATCCGAGGAACCCGTCGAGCGTTCGTTCGGGCGCGAGGTACTCGACCACGACCCCAAGAGCGTCAACCTCGAGCGGCTCAATGCCGGATCGCCTTTACTCTTAGAACATGACCGCACTCAGCAGATCGGGGTCATAGAAAACGCCCGCATCGATCCCGACCGAGTGGGACGAGCGACGGTGCGATTCAGTAGGTCAGCACTTGGCCAAGAGATATTTCAAGACACTTTGGACGGGATTCGACGGATGACATCTGTCGGGTATCGGGTTGACGAGTTTGTCCAAGACTCCGTTGACGACGGTGAATCGGAAGTTTACCGAGCAAAAAATTGGAGTCCACTCGAAATCAGCATCGTCAGCATCGCCGCCGATAGTTCGGTCGGAATCGCTCGCGGTGATGACGAACCCGAAACGGAGACGGAGCCACAAACGGAGCCGGAGCCAGAACCCGCCGCGGAAGAACCCGAGGCAGAAAGATCACAAAATATTATCATGTCTGAAAAGTCAGAACCGACCATTGAGGTCAAATCCGATAAGCGCGCCGAGAACATCGCCGCCATCGGTCGTCAGTTCAACGCCTCCGACGAAGCGTTGTCATTCATCGCCGAGGGCAAGTCCGCCGATCAGTTCAAAGATTATCTGCTTGAGCAGAGAGCCAACGAGCCTGTCGCCGTTCCGTCCGATGAGCGCGAGGAAATCGGTTTATCCGACAACGAGGTTGAGCAGTATTCGCTCAAGCGAGCCATCGAGGCAGTCGCCTCCGGTCGTCCGCAAGACGCCGGTCTTGAGATGGAAGCATCTCACGCAGTAGCTCAACGCAGCGGCAAGAGTCCGAGAGGTTTCTTTTTGCCAAACGACGTGACCAACAAGTTCGTCGGTCAGCGTGATCTCACCGCGGGCGCGTCAACTACTGGCGCGAAACTCGTTGACGAGATTGTTCAAGTCCCGGTCATCGAAGCGTTACGCGCTCGGATGGTCATGGGTCAACTCGGCGCAACCGTGTTGAGTGGTCTCTCGTCAAACGTCTCCGTGCCGAAAGTCACGACGGGCGCAGCGGGTTCGTGGGTTGCTGAAAATGCAGCACCGAGCGAGACGACTCAAGTCATCGGTCAAGTCCAGTTGTCACCGAAAACTTGTGCGGCATACACCGACATCGGTCGGCGTTTGCTCATTCAGTCATCGGCAGACGTTGAGTCATTGATCCGCAACGACATCACGAACGCGCTTGCGGTTGCCATTGATTCGGCAGCGGTAAACGGCGGCGGAAGCAATGAGCCGACCGGCATCTTGCAGCACTCCGACGTGACGACTGTCGCGATGGGTACAAACGGAGCCGCTCCGACTTACGCAAAACTTTGCGACGTCGAGGCAGGGCCGGAGAATGCCAACGCCGCGATGGGGACGATGCAATTCCTCACCAACGCCAAGGTGCGGAAAAAGTTGCGTCAACTTGAGATCGCAACCAATTCCGGATTGATGCTGTTCGATTGGCGATACAACACGATACTCGGCTACCCGACGACCGTGGCGAACATCGTGCCGTCGAATCTCACCAAGGGAAGCTCGAGCGTTTGTTCTGGAATCATTTTCGGTGACTTCAGCCAAGTGTTGATTGGCTACTTTGGCGCGGGGATCGATGTCCTCGTCGATCCGTACACGGGCGGAAATGCAGGGACAGTCCGATGTTCCGCATTGGTCGACGTTGACGTCAACCTCCGCCACGGCGCAGCGATGTCCGTCATCGCAGACGCGACCACAGCCTAAGTCTTTGCGACTCGGGGGCGCGTGCCGGTGTTTCTTGGTTTGCCCGGCGCGCGTCCCATTCTAAAATATGGCGGCATTGCTGAAATTGTACGTCGACACCGAGCGCAACAAGCTCGTCAAGTCGTCGTCGTCGACGCAAGAGGTCACGCTGCCGACGTTCTTCCAAGGCGACGTTGTCCCGATCGAGGTCACGTTGCTCGAGCCAAAGACGACCGGCGGAATCTCTGACCCGTTCTCGACCGTCACCGACTCTTACACGGTCAAGATCGGCTTGACCACTCCGCACGCGACCAGCGGATCAGAGACGGTTCACACTAATTCGAATTTAACTCAAAACGAGAACAACATCCACGAGGGAACGTTGTTGCTCAACGCGACCGCGGTCACGACGTTGCTCGCCACGGGAACAAGCGCGACGTGTCAACTCGAGATCGAGGCGCGCACCGCGTCGGGAACCTATTCAACCGAGTTGATGCGCGAGGTCACGGTCAAGGCGGACGGTCTCAAAACATCGACCCCCGTCACGATCGGATCGGAGACGTACCCGACAAGCGCGGAGGCGACCGCTACTTTTGCCGCTAAAGTTGGAGGGGCAGGCGATTCAATCACGCTCGTTTCACCTGATGGGGCGAAAGGCATAATTCTTTATTGCACAAATGACGGCGAGTTTATGACGGACACGGTCACTTTTTAGATGAGACACTTTCTCTGCATATTGGCAATTGCTTTGACGGTTTGCATGGGCGAGGCGGCGACGCGAAAGGCGTTGCAAATCGACGTGTCAACCAATCCAAGCAACAACGACACGCTCGTCATCAACGGATCGACGCGCACTTGGAAAACAAGCGTCGCGACCGCCTCAACTCAAATCGAGATCGCTGCGACCGCGGCACTCTCGAAAGAGAATCTCTTTCAGCACGTCGCGGCGAATCCGTTTTCAGGGCCGCTAATATTGCAAAGCGTAGACGCCGACTCGATCAAACTAACAGCACAAGTCGACGGTGCGTTGACATATTCAGAAACGGGATCGTGGTCAACGTTTACGCTTTCTACTCTGACGGTCACGAGCGCATACAACGTGCGGATGCCGATCACCGTCGAACCGGCGGCGACGCGGATCGTGATAGCAAACGATCTTGTGACCGCGATGGCATCGGCGACCGGGACGTTCGGCACGACCGATGCCCACATGGCGAACTTCGCAAGCCTGACCGGGACGCAGACCGTGACAAGTAAGAGCCTGCGAACCGGATTTGTCGATTCACTCACGATCCGAAACGGATCGGATGATAGCGACACGACGGTCGAGTTGACCGACTATCAAGGCATCCATTTTCAAGATTGGCAAGACAACCGGGTATACACGATCCGGCCAAGCCAAATTGGACTGCCGTCACTCTTCAACACCTACGGCGGAATTACCGACAACACAACGGTCGCCGAGAGCGACAACACGTTGTCAAACCATACTGACGCATTGCTCAACGTGGCGAGTGCCGATAACAGATACTTTCGTTTGGGCGGCAACAACACCGCGACGGGATGGTTGACGGTTGAGGGCGACATTTACCTTGAGGGCGAAACTCAAATCACCAATTCACAGGGCGGCACTTTCACCGACCCGACCATCGCGTCCGCAACCTCGATTGGCGGCACGATCGGGTCACTCGTAGGCGGCACGATCGCCGGGACAGCAATCGCGGGGTCGACATTCACCGCGGCGTCAACGTTCAACTCATCCGGCCAAATACTCTTTCAACGCCTCGACAACACGGCAATCACGGCAGGCAACGCAACGCTGAACCCCTCCAACGGGACATTCATTCGTGTCACCGGGATGACCAGCGACGTCGATCTTGTTGGCATCTCGGGCGGGGCTGACGGGCGGATGCTTTACGTTTACAACAACGATATTCTTTACGACATGAACATCAAGCACGACTCGAGCCTTGAGACGACTGCCGCGAATCGGATTTACACAAGCACGCAGGCCGACCGCTTGGGCAACGGTGGCATGAACATGATGACTTTTATTTACGACTCGAGCGCGAGTCGTTGGGTCTTACTCTCTTGGGAGGAATAAAATTTAGGAGAAAAAAGAAATGCCAGCAATAGCAATATCAGACGCATACACGACAGTCGCGGGAGCAACCTCAAGTGCGGTACTCGGGGCGAGTTCAGTCAAGGCCGACAATCTCATCTTGGTCGCTCATAAAGCAAGCAAGACAGAGAACGCAGGCACGGTTTATTTCATGAAGACCGGCGGCACGGTGCGAATCCCGCTCGAGCCGGGCGACGTGATGAGCCTCGTGTCACCGGGCGACGAGGAACTCACGCTCGACCAGTTCACCATTGAGAATGTGAACGCGGGCGACGGGGTTGG